AATTGCTACGTCTTGTTGAAGATCATCCACAGTAGTGTCAGTATTGGAATCAGCAACATCAGAATCAAAATGAGCTTTACTATCATAAACTTGTCCTGTTCTTTTATTTTTTACAGTTTCTACAACCTTTGCTTTGTAAACAGGTACTTTTTTTCCGTTTATAATTTCATAATTTTTATCGTCTTCCGCCATGATTAGCCCGCCCTTGTTTATTATAAGGTTTATAACTTCTTTTCTCTGACTTTGAAAGTCTTTTCTTATGACGACCAGGACGCTTCTTAGGTTTTGGTCTTGGTACGTAATGAATAAATTTTTGCCTAGCCATTTTCTTGCGATCTGTCTATAAGTGCATAACTAATTACACCAGTCACTACGTTACTTACACTAGCCTCAGCAGTTATTGAATCCCCTGCTTCTAAATTTAAAACACCACTTACAGCGTTATCTGAACTATCAGATGTCATTGTTTTTTGATAAAATTGGAATGTCGTGCCATCATTTATTGCAGCTTTTACTGCAACATCAGAGCCATGATCATTCGCGATCAATACACTTTTGACTATTGCAACACCACTCGTTGGGCAAGTAAATAAAGTTTTTACACTTGTAGTATCTAATGAGAAACCTTCGTTTTTATATTGTATTGTCATTGCATGAAAAAGTTAAAAGCTTGTTGTTCATTTTTTAAATCTTCTTGAAAAGAAGTGTTTAGTTGAGTTTTTACTGTATCTAAAGATTGTATAATCTGTCTTTGATTTTCAGACTCATATTTTTCTTTTGGTTCAGGAATGTAAACAGTTATTTTAGCCATTAGTAATTATGAAGCCCTCCTGCGCCTGAAGTTTGTTGTGGTGCTGAATATGATTGTGCTGGAGCTGAAGGTGCCGATCTACTTCCAATATTACCTCTTGCTGCATCTTGATTACTTACATTTGAAGATGGCCTCATAGCCATTTCTTGTTGTAATACATTTGCCGCTAACATGTTTTCTGCTGCAGCTAGGTTTCTTGCATCTATACCACCATATTTTTTAGCGTCTAAATAATCCATTAAGTTTTTAGATCTTGCAAAATCTGTTGATTGTATTCTATCATTTATATCTCTCAAACCACCCATCATCATAGACCCAATACTTAAAGGGTTGATTAAACCTAATCCCATATTAGATGATAGTTTGTTCATAACTAACTTTTTGCCCATACTTGTTGCTGCATTATTAACAATGCCTGTTATTCCACTACTGTCGTTAGCTTGTGCAGGCATTTGACTCATTACAAAGTCTCTGTATGTCGCAAAGTCTGGATAAGTCGCTTGTAAAGCTCTGTTAGTGCTATATTCTCGAAAAAGTGCTTCTTCGTTCATTATCTCATACCGTCTTGTTGTACATCTGCTCTAAATGTTCCGAACCTCCAATTGTCATTCAACGCAGAGTTTTCTATTTTAATATTTGCAAGTCTACCTCGCACCCTTGTATCTATTTTTGATGTAGCAGAATTTACAACAAATGATATTGTAGTAGTATTACCTGCAATAGGAAAGTCTTTAGTGCCAAGGGTTATTGAAACATTACCTGATAAATTTTTAAAATCTGGTAAAAATCTTCTTATGTTTAAAAGAAATTGGCCATCACCCTCTACAGGTAAATCAAAGTCTCCAGATTGCACAAAACAACTTATAGCCTCTTCTGTTCCATTAAGGTTAATTTTATTTACACCTCTTTCATGTTCAAAATAAGTGGTTGATCCAAATTTATTTGTTACACCTTGTATTGTTGGAAACTCAGGCACAGTGGTTGCGTCATACTCTGTAGCATAAGGATTTGCATAAGTAACAGAGTCTGCATAGGTTGTTCTTGCCAATGACATTGTTGACCAAATATTTTCTACATAATTATAAGTAACAGATCTGTCTACTTGCACAGATGGACCAGTGGTCGGTGTGCCTTTTGGATAAAACCATATTATCTCATTATATAAAGAATTATGTGCACCAAATACAATTTGGTTTGATGCATAATTTATTCCGATATTATCTCCATCTGTTGTGAATACAAAATCTTCTACTAATGACGGTAGAAGTTTTACTGTACCATCAAACACAAAGAAACCACCTGAGTTGCCCATCCAAAAAACTTTACCATCTGCATATACAGCAGCGTGTGGACCTATACATCCACAGTTAGTACCAACTTGTCTGATTGAGAAAGTAAATGGAGGGCCTACAAACTGCATTGTATAAGCTGCTTGATCAGTCAAAATTAATACATAGTCTTTACCATTTACAGCTGCAACTATTGTGTTTCCGGTGTCCAGTCTAAATGTTCCTGCAGTATTTGTAGATGTAGGATTATATAAATTAAAGTTTTCTTGATCGCTAAATCTTATAAACATTGGATCTTGTGAAGTATTATCACCCACAGTTGTCTCTGTTCCAAAATGAATAAAATGTCTATCCCTGTCTGAAACAATAGTAGAAACAGATTTTGTAGGAGCATTTGCCATTTCCGTACATCTATTGTTTAAAGGATTACTTACTCTTGGATCCCAAGTAAATGTTTTACCATTACGTATTGTTGCTGTTAGTATCGCACCAAAATTATCTAATGACCAGTTACCTGGATCAAGTATAACTGATGATGTAGTAGTTTGTTGTCCCCACCCTATGAAGTTTGTTATTTCTGTTACCGTTGATCCATCACTATGAGCTGCTGTAGAAGTACCTTGTGCACCTCTTGTAATTCCTGTTAGATCATTTGAACTTACTCCTGTGTACGTAATTATTTCTTGATCAACTAAAATTGTTCCACCTGTACCAGAAAAACCTGTTGCACTTGTTAGTGTTATACTTGTTCCAGAACCACCTGTACCATTTGTATCATTTAATAATGCGCCATTTAAGGTAGTCGTTTGAGCACCTGATACGTTACCGCCCCAAGTTCCTGTACCCCAACCATAACCATAGGTTTGAATTGTTGGTCCTATTTCTACATAAGCTCTGATTGTTGCAGAACCAGCAGTAGTCATACCTGTTCCCGTTTCATTAGATGCCATTGTAATTGTAAAAGTATCTGCTGCAGCAGTGATGACTTCAAAAGTTTGGTCAGTAAAATTTGCTGTGGTAAAACTTGTTGCTCCACCTCCTGGTAAAGTAACAGACTCAAATAAAAAATAATCACCAGACACTAAACCATGTGCAGTTTTGTTTACTGTTACCGTTGATTGTCCATTTACAGAAGTAAATGTAGCACCAGTTAATCCTGTCTCTAGCGGAGTAACATCATAAAAAGCATCTTCATAATAAATTAATAAAACTTTTGATGTCCCAATAGCGGCATACTTTCTACCTTGTAAATCAGTCCAAGTATGTTGAGCACGTGCAGGACCTGCAATAGTTTTTTGTCCAATAGCTGCAAAACCACCAATCTTTTCTGGTTGTGCATATCTAAATCTAACAAAATCACCATCTATCCATCTACCTTCAGCTCCTGATGGTGTATCTGTTTTATCGAAACCTGGTAATAATTTTACATTTGTAAGAGGCATACGGTATTTTACACCATGTTAAAGCTTCTTCCAAGTCGTTGGAGATGGCATGTTATGCTCTGATTTAACACCTTTTCTCATCGTTAAAAGAACATCTCCTGATATAGATATACGTGGATTTTCTTTTTCATTCATTCCTGTTTCATGGAAAAGCATTGATGGAAACACAACAATATTACCAGTCTTTGCAGGGTATTCTGCTTTTGCATAATTTATCTCATTCCATTTTTTAAAATATGGATCTCTTTTTGGTATGTTTAGACCAACCTTATGCGCTTCATCGTCAATAAAAAATAAATTGCCTTGGTTATCTGCCTCAACATAATACACAAAACTAAAATGACTTGTCATATGTCTATGGTAAGAAATGAATTGATCTTTAGTAGAATATGTAGCCCATGATTTTGTTATATATATTTCAAACAGTTCAAGATCGTAGTGTTGCCCATGAAGTGCTGCTATTATGGTTTGTGTGATTTCATTATATAATTTATTAAATCTATTATCTAAATGAAGATTGTCATCAATGGATTGTAAATCTTTTGCTTTTATGTCCGTTGTCCGTGCATATTGAGAGTTTGTTGCAGTAACATCTTTTTTTAATATTGGTAAAATTTCTTTGTTTATTTCTTCATAATTTTGAATTTGTGAAATATAAATTGGGTAACCAAACCATTTTGAAATGTTAGTCATTTAATGTGCCTTTAGTGTCAAACCACATATAACTATTTACCTTAGATAGTAAGTTTTCCATATCTTTATCTTTTACAACGTACACAAGAGTTTCAGTGCAATAGTCTTTTATAGCTTCGTATCGGTGATGTCCATCTAAAAGTGTTTTGTTATTATGTATGACTAATGGACATAGTAAACCATCTTCTTGAATTTCAACTTTAAGTTGGTTAATAAGCTCAATATTTAGATTTGTTTGTCTTGGTTTTATTGAATTTAATTTTATTTTTTGTAATAAAGTATGAAATATTATTTTTTGTGGTGTAACAAACACTACAAGATTTTTAAAAATCTATAAACTATTTCACCGCTTCCACCATTGGCACCATTAGTAGAACCACCACTTACTTGAGCTGCTCCACCTCCACCGCCTGAACCTCTTGTTCCTGGTGTACCGTTTGTACCAGATCCACTTGATGACCCCCCTGCACCTCCAGAAATTCCACCGTCATATGAATTAGCTCCTGCAAATCCTGATATTCTACAGTTATCTCCACTACAATTACCAGATCCTGAAATACTTCCTGTTGCACCGTTACCACTATCATTAAACGTTCCTGCTGGTCCTGATGTATTTGTGTTAACATTTTTTGTGAGACCATCTGAGTCTCTAAAAGTTCCTGTGCTAACACTTGAACTCACTGTTACAGATCCAGGTGTTCCTGCTGTATTAGATCTTAAAGGTCCTTGAACACCACCACCTGTACCACTAGATCCTCCTCCACCTGTTAATGTAAACAAAGATCCCGCAGAAGATCCATCTAAAGTTGTAGTTCCACCATTACTTGCAGTTACATTAAATCCTTTTCCAGCACCTGAACCTGCTGAACCAATAGAGTAAGTCATTGTCTCGCCACCAGTAACTGTGAATATTTTGTCAGAAACGTAAGCACCTGAACCTCCACCAGCTCCTGCTGACTCTCCACCTGCTTTATCATAATCTGCTCCACCAACTGCACCACCTCCTCCTCCAACTGCTGCTTGGATATGAATGGCGTTTGCATTACTTGGAACAGAAAAAGTTCCTGATCCTGATGATAAAGTAACAAATGATGTAGCTTCAAAGGCAGTAAAAACTAATTTGTAAGTGCCACCTACATTAGCATAAGCTTCATTAACTTCTTGATAAGTTCCACTTACATTCACAAATATTTGATTAGCTTGTTGAAAGGCACTGGAGTTTCTAACATAAGTCTCAGCCATTTAAACTCCTATGAATATACGAACCAAAGGTCTCCGTCAGATCCTCCTGCTGGAGTAACATTAGTTGTAATTGTAAATTTTCTTTCTAGTTTATCTGCTGTAATTGCGTTGTTTGTAATTTTTACAGTTGAAATAACACCATCAGAAATTTTAGATGTAACAATTTGATTATCTGATATTTTTGCAGTAGTAATTTGATTGTCAGAAATTTTAGCTGTAGTCACTGCGTTATCTGCAAGAGATGCAGTAGCTACTAATCCACCAAGAGTGCTAAGGTCAATTCTATTCATATTAGTACCATCTGAATAAGCTAAATGTACTTTACTCATATCCATCTGAAATCCTGAACCACTTGCAGTTTTAAAAGTTATTGTGCTAGTATTATGTGTTGTACGATCATCAAGAATGTACATTTTTTCTATTGAGTTAGGAACGGTGACAGTTGTATCTCCAGTTAATGATCCACCAAAAGCTAAAACCATATTTCTTGCTTGAGATATAGATCCATCATCCATTGTCAAACCAATGGTTGTGGTTGTAACACTTATTGATTCGTAACCAGCAATTGCTTGTTGTACTAAATTAAGGTTTGTATTTGTTTTTGTTCCCCATGTACCAGCGTTTTCACCGGTAGCCATTAGTTCAAGTTTTAAATCTGTCGAAAATGTAGATGCCATATTTGTATTATAATCCTATTATGCTGCAATATCAACTTCAACCCAAGTATTGCTTACTCCTGGATCTACGTTAGACCATGCGATAGTTCCTGTATTTCCTTCACTTATTGTTAATTGTTGACCAGTTACATCTACAGGTGTGTTTAGATCAACTGTTACTGAGTTTATAGCTGTAGTCATGGTTGTCAAACCAGTAACTGCAACTGTTACATCAATAGAGACACTTTCCTCACCATCAGATATTGTTAATAAATTAGTTGTTACACTTACATTAGCATCTCCAGTCATTGATAATGTGCCTGCAGAAGTGGTCAAATCTACACCGCTAACATCGACTGTAAACACAGCATCTGCTGTGCCAACTGCTGTTGTAGCCGTTACACCTGAAGGTGTGACTAATCCATCTGCAGTAACACTTAATGTTCCAACTGATGTTTCTAATTCATTTTCACCTTGAAGAATAACTCCTGTAGCATCTGCTTGAATAGAATAAGGACCAATGTTAAATGTAAGATCTTGACCTGTAGGAATTACATCTGGATCAACTTGTATTGCACCAAGATTTGTTGAAGCGGTAACACCTGTTAATTGTATTGTAGGATTTTGAATTGCAGTAATTGATACTGAACCTACTGCAGACGTAAGTTGTATACCTGATAATGCAACATTGACATTAGTGCCTCCAAGTGAAGCAATAGGTGATTGTGCAATTGCTGTAATTCCTAACATATCTCTCCAATAAGCGTGAGGGGTTGGTGAATGAGGTGGTAAACCCCCCACACGCAGAGATTATATCATCTCTTAAACCAAGAGGGAAGTCCTAGATGAAGGCGTTTGTCAAACATATTATCTTTTGCACCAGGTGTTTTACGATTATTGTAATGTAAAAACACTTGTACGCATTCTTTACCTTTAAATTTTTCTCTCCAATGTTCTAACTCACAGCCAGAATAGACCAACATATCTCCAGGTCGCAAATCTACTTTAATACCTTTTTTTCCTTCTTTGCCAGATGGCTCTAAATATATTGGCCAATCATCCCCACCTAGATTCATAGTGGTAGATATCTCACAACTAAATCTATCTTTATGTCTTTTAAGTTCATCACCTTTTTTATAAATTCTTGCGTAAGTATAAGCAGGATATAATTTTAATCCTGTTGCTTTTTCCATATCTGGTAAACATTTTAATAATAATGTCTCCATGGCCATATTGGCATATTGAGAGTAAGTATTGGGTATTTGCTCGTTCTCTCCTTCATAATATCCTATAATATTTTCAAAGGGTGAGAAATATCTTTCTTTTCTACAAGTATCGTAAACTTGTTTCTGCATACAAAAATAGTTCGCAATGAAAGCTGCAAGGTCTTTTGATATTGCTTGACGGATAATTGTATACTTTTTCTTTTTAAACATCTTTTGCCATCTCTTTTGGCACCGCTTGTATGTTCCAATGTATAAATCTAAAAGGTTCTTTACCGTGATCGACTGCATATTCGTGCTCTAAATATCCTGGAAATATAATCAATGTTCCTGGTTTTGGTCTTAAATGAAATAGTTCATGACCTGGCCATACACCTTTTATGTCAGGTTTCATTTTTAATTTTGTACATCTTGCACCAGTTTTTGGTTCGTGAAAGATTGGAAAAGAAGTTTTATCACTACACTTTAAAAAATAAAATCCTGATACATGTTGATTCCAATGTATATGTGCTGAATGATGTCCACCACCTTTTTTAGCAAACTCTTGTACCCACATCTCACTAAACAAAGTTGTGTATTGTGACATATCATAACCTTGGTGATCTAAATATTCCCATGATTTTTGTCCTACATAATTTCTAAAATCCAAAAAATCATTATCTACTGTTAATGGTGTTGAGTGAAATGATCGACCAAAGTCACCATATTCTTTAATATATTTTTTTTCCCTGTTCCTTGCTTCTTTAATATATTTATTAGATGCTTTGTTTAATGATTTAACAAATTCTGGTTTTTCCTCACTCCAAACTACAGTTGGAAAATATGTATTTATAAACATTATCTAAAAGGCCTCCCTAAATGCCATACCACAAGACTATATCTTGTGCCTGATGTTACTGGTTTTACTCTATGCCAAACAAAACTAGGAAATACAATAATAGACC